ATTTTGTGCTTCCTTATCTCCTTCGTCTGTAAGAATGTTGTCAGCTTTCAAAGCCTCAGCTCTGCTTTTAATATCTGCCATTTCAGAAAACGTTGGCGTATCTCCCTTGATATCTACTACTCCAACACCTTCAACATTTATTTGTCCCATTAATCTATCCTCACTCCATCTAAGTTATAAAAAGGTACACCTGGTGCATATTTAATATTAGTTGGTCCAGATACTTTACCATATACAGGATCAGCTGCTAAATCAGCTTCAGTTAATTGTGTTTTAACTGTGCCATCTGGACTTAATCTACCTTCAATTGCTTTAAGTTTTCCAACCGCTGTTGCCATTTTAGCTCTTACAATATCAGGTCTATCTGTAAGAGAAGGTAATATTTTATCAAAACTTGCTTCTTCAAGTGGACCTACTTGTGCACCCCTTAACACAGCTATGGCTTCTTTTCTAAAGTTTTCTAGTTCAGTATCTAACATTGCCGTCTCTGGACTAAAACCTAAATAGGCCATCGTTCTTCCTATTCTGCCTTGTATTGGTCCTGTAGGATAATCTAGTTTTTCTAATAAATAATTAATCTTGTTTGCTGATTGAAACGTTCCCGCACGTTTAGCTGACTTTTCTCTTTCACCAGCAGTAGGCTTATCTGCTATTCCTACGACACGATCATTTTTTACTTTAACTGTTAGTCTATCATTAGAGTTATAACCAAGCTGTCTTTTTTCGTCAGCAGTCGCTTGTCTTATACCTTCTCTATCTTTTCTTAATTTTGATGCAGCTATCAAAACTTTAGGCACTTGTCCAAATCCAACACCAACATCTCTTAGTGTGCTAGTGACCATACTCTCTCCAGGTCTTTGTCTTCCTTGTAATAAAGAACCAGCTAATGATAAACCAACCAATGCTTTATCTCTGTTACTTAAACCGCCCTCTTGAAATTTAGGCACACTTAATATGCCATTACCTGAAGGTTTTTTTGGATTATGTTTTTCAAAATATTTATCTCTAAATAATTTTCTAGTTAATACCTTATCCATATTACCTCGTAAGTTGGTAAGCTGAATATGCACCTAAACCAGCACCTAAAGCCTGAGAAAGTGGATTAGCACCAGGAGCTGTTGTAGCTGTTATCGAGCTTTGTGTTGTTGGAAGATTAGTCATAATACCTTTTAAGAATTCAATTCTTTGGAAAGGTTCGTAAGCTCTTTGTAATTGAGTTTGTCTCATTGCTTCTAATCCTTGTTGGCCAATACCTCTTTGAACAGCACCAGCTTGTAATTGACTTTGTATATCAGCTAAGCCCATCTGTTGTTGTTGAGCACCTAATTGACCTAATAATTGTCCAGCACCTAAACCTAATTGTTGCTGTTGTTGTGCTGCACCTAATGCTTGAGTAAATCCTTGAGCTCTTAATTGTCCAATGTTTGCTTGTCTAGCTCTTTCTATCTCAGCTGATGCAATACCTTGTCTACCACCACCAAAAGCACCAGCAGAAATTGCGTTTGCTGATAGTTGATTCTGTGCGATGTTAGCTTGTCTTGTAATTTCATCACTAACAAAACTTTCAAACGGATTAAAGAATGCTGAAATGTTTGGAGCTTGCGTGGCTGGTAAAGCAGCCCCTATACCCGCACCTACTGTTGCAGCCCCAACTCCAGTTTGTCCAGCTTGTTGAAAAGCAGATTGTTCTAGGGCCGTGGTCGGTGCAACTTGAATACCTGGTAATGAAACAGGTGTAGCTGCTAATTTTGCAGCCTGATCATAGAGTGCTAATTTTCGGCTCTCTACATCAGGTGCTTCTCTTGCTATATTTACCTGTGTTCCTGAAGTAGTGGTGCTACCTCCTCCACCACCGCCTGAACTTGATCCAAATATAAAGCTCATTTAATCTCCTTTGTATATAAATATCTTTTAACTTCCCAACCTAAGCCTTTTAAAAAAGACTGCCAACCAGGTCTACCATGCACAGCAATTTTTTTACAATCATTTTGAATAGCGATATTCTCAATCATCTCAGCTGCTTCTTTCTGCCAAAGTTGTCTTTTAACTCCTTTTAAAAGTATTACCTCACATTGACTATAGTTTGGTAACTTATTTACTCTAGTAACAAAAACTCCAAATACTTTATAACTTTCACCATCATCTGATCCAAACATCATAAATAATTGATACTCTCCAGATAATATAAATTTTTTTAATTGATTTATCGACATTGGATGACCATCATACTTTAAACCCTCTTTCAACATAAACTCTACTAAAGTCCAGTATCTATCTACTGACTTTGGTTCAATGTGTAATACATTAACTTCTTTAGCTATTTTGATTTGTTTTGCTTGCATTTATTAAATCAAAAATTCTTTTAAATTTTTTTTGTTGGTCATAAAAGAATTCTGCTCCTTTTTTTCTCATATTTTTATAACTCTTAGGATCACCACCAGATAAAATACCAGCACCTAAAACAGCATCTGCTCTTGATACAAATTCACCATCAGCTAATTGGGCCAGCATTGTGTCTTCATCTTTATCCCCAGTGCCTGATCCGTCCTCAACGTATCCTGTAGCTCTTACGTAATTTGTTGCATCCTTTTCATTGTGATCTACTTTTGATGGTAAATAATTTATACCACCCTCATTAAATTTTTTAATACTTGCTAAACCACCTTGATTGTAATTATAAATTTCTCTATCGCCATATGCATCATCTATACTCATAGCTCGTTGTTTCACTGGTTCAAAACCACCTTCAATTTGTTTTATAGCTTTAGCGTAAGCTTTTTTATAATCTTCTTCTGTAAACGGTGGTTCAAATTCAGGATCTCCTTCTAATAAACTTGTTACCAAAGGTATACCTACCGCAGCACCTACAAACTTTTGTGTGCCGGTTAAACTATCATATTTATCTTTTAGGTTACCAAGTATGCCTTTAGTTTTGACATCCTCATCAACCTTATAAATACTTTTATCATCCATCGCAGCTGATAATACATCTCCTCTTGATTGACCAGGTAATGCTTCATCGACTGTAGTAAAACCTTCTATTGCACTTCCCTTTCCTGGATCGCCCTTCATGATTCTTGGAATAAAGTCTTCGTCACTATAGTCTGTTATTCCATCTGCAATGTCAGCAAATTTAGAAGCTTCTTTAGGTGCCATAATACCAACTTTATTTGCTGGCACATTACCAGCATCAATAGCTGCTTGAACTTCTTTTGATGCAGCCCCTTCCATACCAAGTAATCCTCTTAGTGAACTAAAGGGTGCCATAGAACCTTGTGGTCCTTGAAACGCAGCTATATTACCAGCACTACCCAAAGCATACGAACCTCCACCAACAATTGCAGCGTCTCTCAACGCTCTTTTTGTTGATTTTCCACGAAGTTTTTGTACGCCAAAGGTGGCTAGTGCTATAGTAAATGGATCCATAATTTTATATTCTAACTGTATCTTGTATTTTACAAGATAAGTGGCCTCTCATCAAGATAACAGCCATTCTACTTCTTAGTGAATTCTTGGATTAATTTACCTGTATATGCATATTCGCCTATATGCATTAATTCCTCATCTACAATTACATGAACCTGTCCACCTATTTTGTTCCATAACCTACAAAAACCAAAATCCTCACCAGAGTAAGTTTTAGTTTCTGGACAATAATACGTGTCAAAGAAATTGTAGTAATTAGGTCTATCTTGTATTTGGCCATTTATAAATGTTTGTTGTTTTATAAATAAGTCAGGGTAAGCTTTAATCAATTTTTCAAAAGCACTTCTTTTAATCATCATACATCCAGTTGGTGCTTTGTTTACAGTAACAAAACCTTTATCAACATTAATATTATTTGTATCTTTCATCTCTACTGGGAATACTAATCCTTTAGTATTTGGATCATCATCAGGTCTTCTATTATCGTCTTTTCTATATTTGTTAGGATCTTGTGTTTTCATAGGATAAGCTATGCAAGCTACCTCATGATCACATTCAAATAATCTGTATATACCTCTTACTCCAAAAGCAATATCTGAATCTATAAAACATAATTGATTAGCATCACTTTCTAAAAAAGCTGATACTATTAAATTTCTACCTTGAGTAACTAAACTACTCTTCATTAACTGAAACGTAAGGTTAATACCATTAAGCAAACACTCCTTCTGTAAATCTAAACATGATTTCATATAATGTAAGCTAACCTCAGAATGTATTGGTGTCCCAATAAACAATCCCTCAGACTTACTGAGTTCTTTAAGTTTTTCTTTTTTTTTATCTACGTTTAAGTTTTTTTTCTTTTTTCTTTTCATAAATTGCTCCTCTCAAAAATCTATTCCATGAATGTTTAATGTGGTTCCAATCATAGAATCTTCTATAATATTGTTGTTGAAAAAGCAAACTAGAGGTAAGATCTGTGGATTCAAATATTGCTTTAGTTTGTAAGATTGATTGCACTAATAATTCAACTAGTTTTTCTTTATCTTCAGTATAATTTATATACACAGGAAACTCAGCACATGTTTCAAATAGAGCTCCATAATTAGTTGTAATTAACATTAAACCAGCTGCTAAAGACTCAATTGCTGATATACAAAAAGTCTCCTCCCAAGTTGATGGATGAATATTTACATCGTAATTATGTAATATAGCCATAAGTTGTTTATGAGGGACGTATCCACGATAATTAACATTTTTTAACTTCTTTGCTTTATCATACAGCGCAACATAACTTTTATCATTCTCTCTTTGAAAATCATCACCATAAATTATAGTGCTTGAATAAACATCAAGTATAATGTCTTTTGTACTCTCGAGTCTTTTCATAGCTTCTAAAGCTACATCTAATCCTCTCCAAGGTGTAGACATATATACTAACTTTAAAGGTTTTTTATATTTGAATTTTTGTTTAATTTTTAATTCAGAAAAATCAATTCCATTTTTAATGACTAAACTTTTATTTGTTGGGATATTAAAATACATTCTATATTTTTCATAACTCCAATTAGAATTGAATACATACCAATCGTATCTATTATGATTTTTTGTTTCTCTAAACCAATCAAATAAATTAGGTTGATTATAATTATTTTTTAACCAAAGTATATTTGATCTTAATGGGTGTAGTGGGTCTTTCTCAGGAACTGAAGTTGTAATTTGCACATTGTCTATGAAGACATGTTGAGCAAACTTTTTAAGATAATCAAACTGAATTTCTGTGCCTCCAGCTGGTTGCATTACTCTTTTGTTTTACTCTCTGTAGTAAGAGAGGCTACGGTGATCTCTACATGTTGAGAAAAGTCATCATTAGTTGTATCAGTATTTGGGTCTGCAACATCTGCATCGAATTCAGCTTTTGTATTATATTTTTTACCAGATCGTTTATGCTTTATAACCTCAACAGCTTTTGCTGGTAAAACTGGAATATCACTCATAATTATCTCCCTTGGCCTCGTGAACGTTTACGTCTAGGAATGCGTTTACTATAACTTTTTGCATGTCGACCAGGACGCTTCTTATTTGTTTTCTTAACATATGTATTAACCCCAAACAAGGGTTTCTTTTTAGCCATAGTTATACTTTAACGCAACAGTGTGTCTCGTTAAAGTCCTACACGAAGTAGCTCTATGATAAATATCTCCTTTGAATATAACTATTCTGCCCGGCATCGGTAGTATACCATTAATACTTGCACCGTAAAAAAATTCAGTAAATCCTAACTCATTTAAATCTTTATAAGCTAATGATGAATAATATAAAACTGTATACATTGCATCTGAGTCTTGATGAAAATAAGGCTTATCTTCAGGAACAAATTTGTTGATATAAGCTCTTCTTAATTTTAATGATTTAAGTTTTTCAAATTGTTCGCCTTTTAAATCTTGTAAGATTAATTGTAAGATTTCTTCCTTAGGTATACCATCTTCATCTACCTCTAAACTTAATTCACAAGTTTGACCTGTTGGTGGTAAAGCTGGATGATCTTTTTCACCTGATGTGTATTTTTTCTTTTGAATTAGTTCATCAATTCTTTTTTCATTATTGGGATGAAGTTTATTGTCGTAAACGTGTAGCATTACCCATTCTCTTGAGATCTATCTATTTGTGCATAAGTTATAGCACCCTGAATTTTATTACTTCCCGTAGCTGCTTGCACCGTTATTGAATCACCAGCTTCTAGATTTAAAGTTTGTGGTGTGGCATTCACTTGTGTTTTAGCTGCAACATCATCCCTAAAAAATTCGTATTCAGCACTTGAATCAGAAGAATCTACTAAATTCATGTTCACTAGAATAGCTGATGAAGCATCATTATTGGCAACATAAACACTTTTAATTATTAGTGTTGCACTAGTAGGGCATGTTAACACCGTAGTCTTGCCTGTGCCTGATTGCTTATATCCTTGATTTTTATATTGTATTGTCATGCTATAAAATATTGAAAGACTCGCATTTCATCTTTTAATTCTTCCTGAAAACCAAAATTCAATTGTTGTTTCATAGAAGCTAAAGAATCTATTATTTGTCTCTGATTCGATGCATCATAAACTGGTTGTGGTTCAGGTATATAATTTATTATTTTTGCCATGTTCCGTAAGATCCTACTATTCTAGGTGTTATACCTATACCTCTATGTGTTGTATTTTTAGGTATAAACAAAAGATCACCTTGTGTCATATTATATTCTTTATTGTTTATTAAGTAAACTGTTTTACCATATAGACCAAAAATGCAAACATCCTCAAAATCAGCATGGGCAATACTTCTACCTCCAGCACAAAAACTAAAGAAAATATCTATTGATGCATTTTTTTGACCATTTGGATTATGTTGCCTTTCTAAATTTCTCCATATATTTTGAAAAAAAGGATGCACGTGTGCTCCTTTTAATTGAAAGCATGATTCAAGTATTTTCTCATACATATGATTACTAGATATTACAGAGTTGTTATTTACCTGATCAATGACTTCAGCAAGTAAATTAAAATCAAAGGTATCAAATTTAAGGTAACCTTTAAAAAGTCTTACCTTATCTTCTTCCATCTTGTTTTGAGTCAAACCTAAATAAGCCATAACGCCAGTTGTTAGAGACTTGTGTAGCAGATATTTCAATGCTTGCCAACCTACTTCTAGCTCTCGTGTTAACCTGATCTGTGGAAGATGAAACTGTAAAAGGTCCTAATGGTGAGCTAGTCTTACTGTCGTTAGGAAATCTTCTTAAATTTATTGTAACATTACAAGTGCTATTTAGGAATTTAAAATCTGGTATAAACCTAGACATGCTTATAAAATATTCTCCATCTCCTTCTATATCTAAATCAAAATCACCTGAACTGATTGATGATGAAATAGCAGAGGTTACAATGCCAGTAGAGAATTGTCTTATTTGGTCTGTGCCAGTCTCATGTTCGTACAATACCGAACTTCCAGCAGATGCTCCGTTGATTGTAGGAAAACTTGGAGTTCTTGTAGAAGAAAATTGTGTAGCTAGAGGTAAGTCAGTAACGCCAGCTGATGCCCAAGAAGTTCTGTCTAAAGATCCTGTTGTCCAAACATTCTCAGCGTAGTTATAAGTTACAACTCTATCATTTTGAGATGCTCCAGATTTTGGATAAAACCAAGATACTTCTTGAAACAAACTATTATGTCCAGCATATATTAATTCACTACCTGATTCTAAATTAATACCTAAATCAGAACCTTGCGTGTCAAAAACAAAATCCTCAACTGAACAAGGTAATGACTTAACTGTACCATCAAATACGTAGAAACCTCCACTATTAGCCATCCAAAATACAGCACCATTTGAATAAACAATACCATTCATACTAACCAAACCACAATCAGATCCAACTTGTTTTATTGAAAATGTAAACGGAGGTCCAACAAACTGCATAATGTAGGCAGCCCTATCAGTTAAAATTAAAGTATAATCTTTAGCTTGCACTCCACCCACTATTTTTGTGCCTTGGTCTAACTGAAAAGTTCCAGCTGTATTTGTTGAGGTAGGGGTGTAAGTATTGTAATCTTCTTGATTAGAAAATCTTATAAACATATTGTCCTGTGTGGACGTATCACCAATGGTTGTTTCAGTTCCTAAAAATATTAAATGTCGATCTCTATCTGAAACTAGAGACTTTACTGTGGAAGTTGGAGCATTTGTAATTACTGTGGCCCTTACAGTTAGAGGAGCATCAGCACTTGGATTCCAAAAGAAAGTTTTACCATTTTTTATTGTGGCTATTAATTGTTGTCCAAAATTATCTAATGACCATTGTCCAGGGGCTATAGTGACTTCTGAGGCAGCACTTGGTTCGTTCCATGCCATAAAATTAGTTGTGTCTCTTACAAGTGTGCTGGTGCTGTGTGCAGACCTTGTAGATCCTTCAGCTCCTCTAGTAATATTTTGTAAGTCATTACCAGCTTTAGCAGTGTAAGATATTAATTCATCACCGACTTGTATTGTTCCAGCGCTTGGAAAAGCTGTGGCATCAGTAAGAGTAACAGAGGTTCCAGACCCTCCTGTTCCAGCGGTATCGTCTTGTAATAGGCCATTAAGAGTATTTGTTACACCAGTGTTTATTCGTCCTCCATAACTTCCAGTGCCCCAACCATAAGCTGGTGTTTGAAAGTCAGGCCCAATAAAAATATATGGCTTAGTAACTATGCTACCAGCAGCTGTCATACCAGTTCCACTCTCAACAACAGGCATTTTAATTTGAAAGCTATCAGATTGAGAGTTAGATATTTCAAAGGTATCTGTTGTAAAGTTAGCTGCAGTAAATCCTGTAGCTCCACCACCTGGTAAAGTTACAGTATCAAATAAAACTAATCGACCATCTTCTAAATTATGCGCAACTTTATTTATTGTTACTGTTGAAGTGTTATTAGAGGATGACAGAGTGCATGAAGTTAAAGACGTATCAAGTGGGGTAATATCATAATTACGTCCTCCAGTTTCTAAAATTAAAGTCTTATTAGTTCCAATGGCTGTGTATTTAACACCGGCTAAATCACTAAAAGTATGTAATTGTCTTGCTGAACCAGGAAATTCATTGGCTGTTGTTTGTGACCAACCTCCTATTTTTTCAGGGTTTCCATATCTAAAACGCACATTATCCCCATCTTGCCACTGTCCTTCTGCTTGTGTTGCTGTGGCTTGTTTATTAAAACCCGGTGCGAATGCTATTTTTTTTAATGCCATGGTTGCATTATATCACACGAAAGCTGGACCCCAAAACCACATAGCAAGGGATATTCTTTCGCCTTCTGTTACTGGTTCCACTTTATGTGCTAAAAAACTTGGAAATACAATCATGTATCCTGGCTTCATCTCTGGAACTTGATAGTGAGTTCTACCCACTATTTTTAATTCCCCTCCCTTATAAGATCTTTCACTTAAATTAATCAAAGCTGTAAGTTTTAAGTCGCTTTGCTCTACAAGGTTTCCATCAATGTGCCAATCATAAGTACCTTCACGTTCTGCGTTATAAACATTGTAATTAAATACTCCATCGTACATATGTGGATTACCATAGATATTAAAACCAAACACCTTCCTGTTAGCTTCATCTACCATCTGAAAAATTCTGTTTAACTTATCTTTATATTTAGATTGTAAAAATTTATTTTTATTAATATAAAATACATTAGCTGTTTTTGTTACACCAACTGCTTTTCTATCAATACCTTTTTGAAAATATTTTTTACACTCTTTGTTAAAGTCTTTTATTTCTGTTGTTTCAAAAACTTTCCACCAATAATAAACATCTTTCATGGAACTAAATTAAAATCAAAAGCTAAAATTCTTTTAGGTTTTTTACTTTTGTTAGGGGAGGTATAATGAGTAAGGAAAGCTGGAACAGCTAGTATTTGGCCCTCATAAACATCAGAGGAACACATCATGCTTTTATCATCCATGGCATTAGGAAAGGGACAAACAAAGTATGTGGGGCTATGTTCCTCTCGTATGTAGTCTAAATATAAAACGCCATTAAAACCAAGATGTCCATGATTATGTGGATTATGAAATTCATTCTCCTTATAAGTTACAGTCCATACGTCTTTAATATGTACTCTCATTTTTGTTTCTTTTTGCATTTGAATTACTTCAGGATCAAACATGTCACAAAATTCAGGTAAAAGTCCAGATCTAGGTAAATGTTTGTTAGTGTGAAAAAACTCTTTTGACTCCTCTGGATAATTATCTAATAATTTTAAAAGATTCTTTTTTTTATTATCCCAGTCAATAATATTTATATTAATACAGTTAATTTCAAATATATTACTTATCATGTATGCTTTGTAAAAATTTATATAGTGATGGGACTTTTTTTACATTCTTTGCCCAAATATCTTTTTTCATAGATAATCTATCTCCAATTGCTTTATAACCCATTAATAACATATCTGTCTCAGATTGTAAATTTTCATATTGTATTGATACAATATCTGTAGGAGCGAAATTCATACCGGCACATATATAATGTAATCCTGAAATCTCTTCCCAAGCAAAATCGAAATATTTATCGTAGGCTATTTTTTCAAGCCCTCCAGGTATTGCTGGTATTAAGTCTACTAATTTACTGCTCCATTCTTTAGATGCATTTGCTCTCCAATAAGGCGTGTCGTGTCTCTTTGAAAGTGCATAATGTAATGCAACAAAATTAGCAAAGTTTTTAAATCTGTTTTTACTAGCTGCAGTAAAGCAGTCTTTATCAAATTGTGTTAATGTTTCTTTCTTAAGAGCTCTGCACAAATGATATAAAAATTCATGCACAGAATATAATCCATTACTTTCTAGTGGCTCAATAAATCCAGCAGCTAAACCTATAGCACAAACATTTTTAACCCAAAGTCTTCTATGTATGCCTACACGCATATTTATTTTTCTAAACTCTGCTTCATTTGATCTTGGTCCTAAATATTTTTTAAATTCTTTTAACGCTGTTTCATCATCTACAAATTTACTTGAAAAAACATATCCTGTACCTAATCTAGACCATAAAGGAATATTCCATATCCAACCATTATTGTAAGCCGTACAATTTGTGTAGCTTACTAATTCTTTCTTTTTATTTTTATACTTTAATCTTGTAGCCCATGCGGAATCATTAGGTAATAAATCATTATAACTTTCAAAAGGTTCCTTCATCGTATCTCCTAATAATCTTGATCTAAAACCAGTACAGTCAATAAACAAATCAGCTTTGTGTTTACCGTTGAGAGATACTATTCCGTTTTCATTTCTCTCTATATCTTTAATCTCTTCTTTAATGTGCTTTACACCATTAGGTATACATATATGGTCTCTTAACCATAAACCAAATTTAGTAGCATCAAAATGAAAAGCTGTATCTCTACTAAAAGAAAAAGGTAAACCATCGATAGAAAGGTCAGTGCATTTATTAGCATTCACTAAAGCCATTTGTGGTGACATACAATCTGCAAAATCACTAGTAGATAATTTAGGATTAGCTGCTTTTTTAAACCACCAATCATTCCACAGCGCATGATTACCAGTTAAATCACCTTGACCAAATGGATAATGAAATGCTTCGCCTTTCTCACTAAAGTCAGTAAATTTTATAGATAATTTTATTGATGCATCAGTATAAGGTATAAACTCTCTATCCTTTAAACCAATCAAAGCACACCATTGTCTAAGTTGTCCAATCGTGCTTTCTCCAACACCAACTGTACTTATATTTGGTGACTCAATTAATGTTATTTTTTTTTCTGGAAAAACTTTTGATAAAGTAGCTGCACTCATCCATCCAGCTGAGCCTCCTCCTACTATTGTAATATTTTTAATTTTACCAAAACCTATTCCCATTCAATCCATCCTGTCAGTAAGTATTTCGTACCCTTCAAAGGTGGATTACCTCTATGAGCATGAGTATATCCGGCTGGAAATATAACTAAAGTATTTTCTACAGGTTTTACTCTTGTGCTTTGATATAAAAATTCTGTTTCACCACCTTCTTCTAAAGTATTTAAAAATAGTGAAAACACAGCTATTCTATCTCTCCATTCTTTATGTCCAGCTTCTGGATGCCAAACATGATAACCTTCACAAGGTTCAGTCTTTTGTATCTTCATATCATAGATTCTGTGTCTAGAAATAGTTTGCAGAACCTCATATTGTTGAGCATACCATTTCCAATGCTTATTAAAAAATATATCAAAAAATCTTTTTTCTGTAGGATGACATTTTAATTCCTCAAAGACTCCTTGCGTAATACCACTAACAACTCCAATAGCTTTGTCCTTTTTTTGTAGAGGGTCAGTATCTTCATTAGATCTATCCCAAAACAAACCCATGTCAATTGCTGTATCCAACATTTTTTTATATCTATCTATCATATCTATTGGAAAGGCATTAGTTATAACAGCTATATGATCTTTTAAAAAATAATCACTTTTTTTAATCATTGTACATATCTCCTTAAAAATGTATCAGTTAGTTTTGTATTACCAGCTACTGATGTTCTAATAACATCAGAGTCAAATTTTTGCACGCTGTGTTGTAGCCAAGATGGGAATATTACTATATCTCCAGCCTTTGGCTTAACTTGATATTGATTAGCGTTTAAAAAATTTCTATCGCCATAATAAAATGAAACAACACCAGGCGAATATCTATTACCAACTTTTGGCTCAGAGTAAATTTCTTCTGGAACATCAACATAAATCACCCACGATATATCACAATTTTCATGTAAATGAATTGGATTGTACTCCCCCTTTTTTTGATAATTTACCCAAGCACTTACTAATTGATGTAAAGGTCTATAGGTGTATCTAGGTTGTCTTACTTCGTTATAACCTTTCAAATAAAAATCAATATGTGGTTTTAAGTATTTTTCTATTTTGGTATGATCAGTAAACAGCAGTTCTTTTTCAATTTCACCAGCTAAATTTTTAACGTGACTTTGTTTTAATTTTTTAGCCTCTGTTTCCAAATAATTTATGAATTCGTCCTCCACTTGCATATGAACTAACCATGGCCCCCAATTTGCGTATTTGACTGTTCTCATCTGTATCTATCTCCTAAATACCATAAAACTAAAGATTGTCGAAGTCCTTTTTTTATGGGAGTAACCCGATGTCTAACAAAACTAGGAAATATAATAAGAGTTCCTATTGATCTATCCTGAGCTGTGTTTAAAGTGTTAATTTTCTTGTCAATGGCTAATGATTCAGAGAAAGGGTTTTCTAATTCAAGGTTTCCACCTTCATAATCTTCGCTCTCTGATAATTGTACAGATACAGATAATTTTCTAATTCTATTTGTAAAATTAGGATTAGGATTTTGTTCTATTGTATATGGATTTAAAGCTTGGTCTACATGCCAATCAAAATGGCCATCTTTACCATACTTGAGGTATTCTAAATTTTCAACCCAATGTAAATCAAAGTTCCAATGTTTTTTATTAACATTTTCAACAATCGCTCCTACCTCTCTATATATCCAGTCACAAGTAAAACTTGTGCGTTTTGCATCTCTTATTTTTTTAGTAGTTTGTTTTGTATTGCCTAAATGATAATCTATTTGAGCTTGCTGTTCTTTATCACTATGAAATTTAGTTTGTTCAATAATTTTTTGACAGGTAAGTCTTGGTATAGCTTTGGGAATTGTTAGATATAAGTAGGGATAAAGCATCCTAACTTATAACTGATTTTATATGTTTTTCCAAGTAGATGTAGCTGGATCCCAATATTGTGTGTAGTGCTGGTCTCCATCAACTAAAGTAGGATTTTTTAACCATCTTAAATTTGGTTCATCCCATTTATAATCCATACATTTTTCAACATCTGGGTCTGGGTATGGAGGTTCAGCTACAGGTGCCTCCCATTGATAATTTGAAGTGTTTAAGGTCCAAGAAGCGTATGGACCATTTTCTTCTTTGTAACAATTATTAGAAGAATCCCAAATAAATCCTTTAGATGGAAAATTGTATCTAGTAGATGAAGTGCCATCAGCTGTTTTGAAACATTCTGCAAAATTTTGAGTGTTGCCGTAAATATCTTTACAGATAGCTATACCATCAGCTTCAGATGCTCCGTCCGCTGTTTCGATAACCATGACTCTTTCAACTTTATTATCTGAAGAATCGTATTGTGCAAAATATCTTGTTTCCATTATCCAGTGTAAGTCCCCGATGAGTTAAAAGTATGGATTGTGTCCGTACCAGATGTTGTTGTAGAGTTTCCTCCACTTGCCGTATCTGATGCAGCTGTTTCTCTTCTTATAATAACAACTCCATTACCACCGGATGCGCCTCCTCGGTTTGTCGTACCGATTCCGCCACCGCCACCGCCACCGCCTTGGCCGTCAGTTCCAGTAGTTGGATTTTGAGATGTTCCGCCACCTCGGCCTCCGCCTCCAGCTCCAGCAGTTGTTGATCCAGCTCCGTGGTGCGCATTTCCTCCGCCCCCACCTCCGCCGTATTGAACAGAAGATCCAGAAACATTTGATGCTGCTCCGTCTCCACCGCCCCCGTCAGTAGTTGCAGATCCTGATTGGCCAACCTGGCCAGCTCCGCCTCCACCGGCTGCTACTAATGGGCCTCCAGTTCCAGATCCGTTGTAACCTGTTGCTCCACCATCGTGACCTTCAACAGGACTAAATCCTCCTAAATTTCCTTCACCGCCTCCAGCTCCAGATCCGCCATCTGCGTGAGATGGATTGTCTCCACCTTGTCCTCCAGCTGTCGCTTGTAATGTTCCAAAAGCAGAACCACCAGACGCAGCTCCGTCAGTTGTGTTAGCAGTTGGATAAGATCCAACGCCACCAGAACCAACAGTTACTGTGTGTGCAGCCCCGTTTTCAACAGCAAATGTTTTATTGTCAGAGTTTCTAAAACCTCCGCCACCGCCACCTGGGCCGTGTCGTGGCATTCCAGCTCCGCCACCAGCTAAAACTAAATATGCTACTTTGTAGGTTTTTGGTCCGCCACCACCAAATCCAAGTACGTTGTACCCGAACATAGTTTTCTTCTTAGGACCTGTCTCTTTTGATTTAGTGTTTTTACCACTAGTATTTAAATATAAGTCTTTCATTCTTCTCCTTACGCGTCGTTAGCAGCGTCAGTAGTGAAGAACAATCTTAATCCAATTAATCTAGCAGCCGCAGTTTGTGTATCTGCAGAAACATCTCTAGATATTTGGAAGAATACATTGTCTCCAGCAGCTGGTGACCCACCTACTGTTATCGCACTACTTTCCGCACTGATCATTAAATCGTTTGCAGTTCCACTAGCAGCTAAAGCTGTAGTTACCACCGCAGTTCCAAAAGTTGCATCAATAGTGTCGTCATTAGAAACTGCAACACCCGCTAATGCCCAAGCTACAGTTCCAGTGTTTGTGCCTGTTACTGACCAGTAAGGAATAAACGTTAATGTTCCTTCGTTCCATGATTTTGGAAATGCAATAGAAAATTGTGCGAAGTCATCTGCACCATCAGCAAAGTCTAAAGATTTTACTTCTGGCTTACCAGCAGTTAATTCTACTTGGTTAGGACCATCTGCACCGTTAGTTGTGTTTGGATACATAGCAGAAGCTGGCACCCAAATTGTTTCTTTCCCAGCAACTTTTACAGCAGAACCACCAGATGTAACTATACCAGTTCCTTTTGGAGCTAAGTTTAAATTAATATTAGTATCACCACCAGTTGCAGCTAATTGTGGATGATTTCCTGTAGCTGCGTTAGTGACTTCTAATTCGTTAACAGCAGAAGCTGTTGTTTGAAAAATTACTTGTTCGTTACCGTTTGCATCAGCAATAAAACCAGCATCAGCAAATTTAGGAGCAGTTAAAGTTTTACTCGCTAAAGTTTGTTCTGAATTAGCTGATATTAAAGTTGAATCTACGATATTAGTTCCGTCAGCGTATAATACTCTAACACCTTTATCAGTAGTAGAAAAAGTTACCCCAGTTCCACTAGCTGTTTTTACTTGAACAGTAAATGCTCCTGAAGTTGCGTTTTCTATAATGTAAATTTTTTCTACTGAATCTGGAACAGTTACTATTCTGTTTCCTGTGATAGTTCCTGATAATTTTATGTTAGCGTTTCTTGCTGTTGAAATAGCCCCGTCAGACATTAATAATGCTGTTGTGCCAGCACCGCCAGCTATTGAAATATTTTCAAAACCAGCTATAGCTTGTTGAACTAAATTTAAATTTGTATTTGTTTTATCACCCCATGTACCCGAGTTTTCACCCGTGGCCATTAATTCGAGTTTCAAATCCGTTGAATAACTTGATGCCATTTTATATTCTCCTTAATTTCTATATTTTAACTTATGCTGCAATCTCTGTCCATACCTGATTAACATTTGGATCAATTTCTACAAATCCTGTAGCAGATATATTACCTATATTAGTCGTTAGAGCTATGCCGGTCAACACCGCTTCAGCATTAACTCCAGCCACTTCTACACCTATTGCAAAGGTACCAGAAACACCTGATACTGAATATCTAAACTCTTGTGTTGTAGAGCCTAAAGCTGATGTTACAGCTATTCCAGTTGCAGTAATTTTAAAGTCTGTAAATCCAGCTTCATTACCTATTGACATAGTCATTGACTGACCAGTAAGTTCTGCAGACGATATTACGTCAATAACAGAAGTTGTTGTAAAGCCCCATGTTTGAGAACCCCAAGATAAGTTGTTCCAACCAACATCTTTTTCATTTACTTTTGAAACTAAACCAAATCCAGTAGCTTGTACTGTTTCACCCGCTGGTTCACCCCAGTCTGCGTTGCCCCAAGCTAATCTACCCCAACCTTCATTAATTTCTTCAATAATTGTCAAAGAACCAAGAGAAGAGGCCATTACAATTCCAGTAGGCGCACCAGCTTCATTAGGGTTACCCCATACTTGAGCACCCCAAGTGCTTCTACCCCAACCAACATTTACTTCAGCTGTTGCTGTAACCGATGCTACAGCAGATGTAATTGCTATACCGTTTGCTAATAAAGTTCCAGATATACCCCATGCACTAGCATTCCAAGTTTTTCTTCCCCATCCAGCATTAACTTCCGCAGTAACTGTTTCAGACCCTAATCCAAGGGACATTGCTTGACCAGTTACAGAACCAGCTTCATTTGGTTCACCCCAAACTTGTTCATTCCATCTGCCTCTACCCCAACCTATTCCAACAGTTGCCGTAACATTAACTCCAGCAAAGTTATTTCCTATGGTCATTGTTTGACCAGTAACTAAATTTCCAGCTGCGCCCCAATCAGTAAAGCCCCAAGTTCTAGCTCCCCATCCAACATTAACTTCTTCAGTTGTTGTTGCTGTTCCTAAAACAGGAGTTATGGTTACAGTTGAAGGTATTGGGGTAGTATCATTTTGTGCATTGTAATTTCCTCGTGACCAAGGTAAAGCACCCCAGGTGTCTTGAGTTATATCAATTTGGCCTCCCATGCCAATACCATGAATGTAACAAAAATAAAAAAAATCTGTTTCAGCGTTTGGAGTAATTTCAATATATCTTGTTGTTGCTGCGTTAAAAGATGTTAGGTTACTGTAAGCAGAAGAATCAGAGGACCCGTCTAAATAATAAGTTACGCCAGTAGATTTTATAGTTCCTGTAGGATTAGCAGAACTGTCTGCAAAAAATAATGGATGCCCATCATTCGTATTATCGCTTTGGTCGAATCTAATTGTAGAGTTGCTGACCCAAGAAACTGTTCCGGGTCCTGTTGAATTTCTAGCACCATCTAAATAGAAAACACTTCCGGTGCCTCCACCATAAAGGCTACCCGATGCTACGGTAACTGTATAAGTTTTGTCCGCCATAGCACCAGGCTCCTTCTATTAAGATATTCTCAATATTGCAGCAGTCGATGTAAAGTTTGGAAATTGAATTGTGAAAGTTCCAGATGTTGCAGTTTTATCAGCTCCGAAATCTAAAACACAAATCGCTTTGTTTGCTTGTGTAGAATTGTAGATTAGACATCCTCTAGCTGTTAATGTAACACCAGTGAATGATCTATCAGCGAAATCTACCAAAGCAATACCGCTTGATATTGATGTTTGTTGACTTGCTAAAGTTCCGCCTTTCGCAGTGTACTGCCCAGAGTTACTTACTTCTCCAGTTGCAGTATACGCAGTTGTTGTTGCAGATAAAGTAGCAGTTGATTTATATAAAGCTAATTTAATTACGTTTCCCCCACTTGCTAAATTGTGAGTTCCACCTAATATTTCTTGTTTGAATGAGTTACAAACTCCTTGTGATATTGCCATTTTATTCTCCTTTTAAATTTATATTATGGAGATGGCGCCGGTACTTTTACTCTAGGTACACCATCTACATATTCGCCTCTTCTTCTTCGACCAGTTTGCTCCAAAGTAAAGGCTTGTATCTCTTGATTATACTTGTTTTGATAGAGGTTGTACATATCCATCGGACCTTTTAGAAAACCATAAGCCTGAACCATACAACCATAAAATAATAAATCAGGTGCTTTGGTGCTTAAATAAGTCGACGTTGCCTTCTCAGGCACAGAGGTAGTATCATTAGAGCTAAATAAATGCTCAGGAAATCTTATGTAATTTAGTTGTACTTGATCACCAGCTGCTGGAATAGGTGCTAAACTTATATATTGTGTGCCTCCACTTTCATTCCACATGGCATAATATTTAGGTGTCCCAGTAGCATCAGTAGGGTTAAACTCTCCAATGAATGAAGTATCTCTTTTTTCTAAAAATGTTCTTGTACCGTTTGATGCAATATGTTGAACTGATCTTAATACTTGTAAATCAATGGGTAAATTTATATATCTTTTTGAGGCAACAAAATTAGATAATACAAATTTTCTGTTGTAGTCAGCATCTACATCTCTATAAATTCTTGATTCAGTATCTAATATAAAATCATCGATAATAGCATCTGTTAAAACTGTACTATCTACTTCAGTATAGTTTCTAATTTTAGTTATTAAATTTGCGTATGTTATTGCCATTAAGTTATACTCACAGTTAAATTACCAGCTGTCATTTCTAATTGTCTTGTATTATTCATGTCAGTCGGTGAGATTGACGGTTGTTGAGATGGTACAAAAGTAGTTACTCCATCCACAGTTACAGGATACTGTACCACAGTAAATTGTCCAGGCCAGTCTTTAGCTTTTAAACTTACAATAATACCACTCTTATGCATTGGTCTTGGATTTTTTAAAGCTATTGCATCACCTGTCACATAAGGTGGATTTAATTGTGGTTGCTTTGGTTCAAATTCGGATCTATGCACAATAGATCCATTCCATTCTTTAACCATCTCTCTGTATGGAAATTCAAAACCTGATCTATCAGATATTGCTTTTGCAAATTTTCCAGAAGCATATTTAGCCATTACACACCATCTCCAAAATAAGTTTGAGGTGAAATATAAACAGAAGTTCTCTGACCATCTTGTGTTAGAGCTCTTTGTAATTCATCTTCGTAATATAATCTTAAGTTTTGTGTTATCTGTGGATTTTTTTTCATTGATAAATAGTAAGCTAATCCTGAACACATACATGGTAAAAATCTAAAAGGTGCATCAGTTTGATCTGTGTAAGCACCAACATCTTGTATTCTGTTTATACTATAATATTTCACATGTGTATAAGTTGATGCGTCGGGTGCAATATATAAATTAATCGTAGGTGTTAATAACCTATCTACATAGTATTGAGATGGATTACCTGTAGCCCCTTTATTTGGTAGAGCAGCGTATGCCGATCTATCTATTTTTGTTAAAGAAACGTCTTGTGTTGAAGATGTTTGTCCAGACGTAGTTGATAGGTAAGCCTCTAATACATCGCTAACTTTTGCATCCACAGCATATGAAATAGTGCCAGCGGTTAAAGCTTGTGTTTGTAATTCAACCTTCCAGAGATGGATACCTCTGTTACCCCATTCAGAAAATAATAGATTTAAACTTCTTCTTGCTGATCTTAAATCATAGCCACTATTTGTACGAACACCACAACGCTCGTACGCTTCTTCTATTATATCATCGACATTTAAATCGAATGTTGTTGTTCCTGAAGTAGCCATAATTCATTACATTAAATCTTTGATGTAGTCAGCTCCTTTACCCATAGTCATGCCTCCACCCATCATTTTTTTAGACTTAATTTTTTTGATGTCAGCTCCTAATGAAGCTCCAATTACTTTTCCTAATTGTTTAGCTTGAGCACCATGAGTTTTAGATGCTTTTTCTAATCCAGCTTTTACTTTTTTTACTTTAGCCATATTACCAGATTTGTATTTCATCATTTTACCTTTTTTGGCTTTCATATTTTGTTCAATAGCCATACCTCTTTTTTTCTCATAAGACGAAAGTTCTCCGTCTTTATCAAGGTCTGCTTTTTTTGGGTTCTTTAACATTGTTCCTCCTATTTAATTTATATCTATCATACCACCGTAATACTTTTTTGTAAAAGTGCTTACGTTAGTTGGTTTACCACCGGGGTTACCCGCTGCTCTTTTCCTTGCAACGGCACTCCGCTTCTGAGAGTCTGTCATCCTTGCCGCTTTCGCAGCAGGCACGCATTTTGGATACTTCCTCTTCCTGTCCTTGGCTACCTTTGAACGGCCACAAGGTGCGTAAGAACCATCCTTTCGTTTGCTCCCAATATCTACCCATTTTTGATCAAACCATTTCTTTAAACCACTCATTTTAACAAGTCGCCGTAATAATCTACTTTGCTTTTGTTTGATACTTCCATTCCATCAAGATTAGCTTTAATAAATTTACCTTGATACTCTGTATTAATCAAATCACCAGTTCTAACAGGTTTAGGTCCTCTAAAATCTTTTCTTTTTTTACCAGACGGGTCTTTAATTTTACCCGCACAAATTTTACTAGCGTAGGCGTTAGCATATGCGCTAGGGTATACCTTAAACTTACGCTTCGCTGCAGCTTTGCCTCTTGGACATAGTTTAGTCATTTTGTTCTCCTTCTTTAGTGGCCACTTTGAGAGATGTTTTCTCCTTTTTGCGGTCGTACAACTTCTTTGATTTTACCACGCGTTGTCTGTAGATGCTAGACCTTAGCCTTGTTGCGTATGGATTCTTTACTGGCTTTTGCAATTTTTACCACCTCATTACTCATAGTTAATTAATATATTACCTGAGATAGTTTCACAAGCACTACTTCTAGTCACCATATGTTCAAGAAAACTAGGAAAAATTATTATATCACCTTGTTTACAATTAGGAGCATAGAAATGATCGAGCTCTGGAAAAGGTTGATGGTAATAACTTTGTATTACGTTTTTTACTGGATGAAAAAAAATTGTATGGGGTCTATCTATTTTTTTATAGATTGTAAAAGAAAAATGAGATCCAGGGTGAGTATGTGTCTCTTGATAATCATTTTGCTCATAAACATTTATCCAAATATCTTTAAGACTCATAGAAAATTTTCTACCCTCTAAATACTCATGCATTGCATCGTGAATAACTGATAATAAGTATTGTCCTGTTTTATTATCTAAATTTTTATTTTCGTTAGATTCGTAATTAGAAATGGTCTGACTTAACCAAGTCTTCTTAAGTTCTTTAGATTTTAAATTTAATTTTTTTGTATCTATTTGAGAAATAAAAATAGGAATAGAAAAAATGTTATGTCTCACTTTTTCTTTTTATTTTTCTTCTTCTTTTTAAATTTCTTCTTCATCGGAGGAGTAGAAATTTGTTTTGCCATTTGTGATCTTGATATTGCCATATTATCTAAAATTTAGTATTGCTATAATTCTTCTACCATATTTTGGATAAAAATTATAGTGTTCATGTGGACCAAATAAAAGAATCTTATTTTTTTGGGGTTTAATATGATGTTCATTCAATATTACTGTATCACCATCTGCATCATCTAAATATATCAAACAATTGTAATGAAAAAAATTTTGATCTAAGTGTGGTGTAGAATGTTTATCTTTTTGTGGGAAAGTAACATTTATAGAAGCCCTTAAAAAAGTATTTATTTTGATACCACATTCTTTTGCAAATCTTCTAGTAATATTTTCAAAGAAAAAATTATTATCACTTTGTATAGCTTTAGTGTGGTTGTTTCTTAAAATATGAAATAAAATTTCGTGCTCGTCACTATCAGTAGCATGAGCACAATAGGTCATAGGTAATTGATTGTTCAATATCCAATCTTCTGAAAACTGTGCTTCTTCTTTTGTAAGATAATTTTCTTTTACAAATAAATCTAGTCCAGCCATGGTTTGTAAATGACTTTACCATCTTCTCTAAGAGCTCGCAACGATTGATTTCTATTTGCTTCTGTTGAATATGAACAATGTATCCAGCCCGAAGTCGGCTCGTTATCACGATAGAATTCTAAGATGAGCTGGTCAAATTCTAACTCATTCTTAATCCAAAGAGCTAGTTCTCTATTATCTACACCAGGTATCTCAAAGTCTGCTGCGGCTGCACCATCGTCAGCTACGTGCTGACTGTTAATACTACTACCTATTTCTGTGCAAAGTTGAGCACAACGAAATCCTGAGCTTATTATCAAAGGCTTGTCAAAATGAGATCGCACGGGTTGTAAAATATTTATAGCAAGGTTTTTTAAGTTTTCAATTTGTTGTGGATTAGGATTGTTATTAATTCCTTTTCTCTCAGCAATTTGACTTTTGGTTAATTCGTCTAAAGTTATATTAGCTGTCAGTTTCATCTTTATTCTCCTCTATTTGGTAAAACATTTTGTCAGTATCTTCTGTAACCCACTCTTTGTTTTCGACAGTCCAGTAAGTATTTTGCACTTTAAAGTCTGGCCAAGATCTATCAGTAGTATAGTTAGAAATGCTCCACAAGATACGATTATTAGGCTGAGCAGCATAATTACCGTTATCAAGTTC